ACCATACCGGCTCATGAATGAACCAGTGCGTGCGTTGAGGTCCGAAGAGCCAAAGTTCAACCCGGATCCGCCGCCGCTTTGCCAATCGGCCGAAGAGCCAGCGGCGCCGCAGAACAAGGCCGTGGCCTTAGTTGAAGCGGTCATTGGCCTGAACGAGCAGCAGGCCGCCACCGAAGCTCGGCTCAATGGCATGAAAGCCTGGGCCGAAACGGTCAAGGGACAGCTAAAGACCCTGCAAGCACAGATTGTGAGCCTCGACGGCGCCCAAACCATTGTGGCGCAACAGATTTCTGTTTTAGATCAACGAACTGATCGAACTGATCGTAGTGATCAAGAGTTGCCGCCAGCTGCGGCCAGTCCTCACGATGCACCGGATGAGGTGATGGGCTATCGCCCTTCGCCCGAGCAGCTCGCTCAGCTGTTCACCGCGCTGGCTGAATGGCAGGCCGCAGCCCCGGGCCTGAGCAAAACAGGCACGGCAAAAATTGAGACCACCGACGGCAAAAAAGCCAGCTACGATTTTGCCACCCCTGGCGATGTGAGCGCGTTGGCCCGCACCGCTGGCGCCCAAGGCCTGAGCCATTTCCACCGGGAGGTGGTCATGGCCAACTCCTCAGTGATCCGCACTTATTTAGTGCATAGTGCTGGTGGGTTTATTTGGTGCAATGTACCGCTCTTGCAGAAGGAAAACAAGCTGTGGAGCCCTATGCAGAGATGGTCTGCGGCTTGCACTGCCGCCAAGCGAATGGGCATTTTATCGGTGATGGGGATTCTTCCTGCGGATATTGATGACGACTGCAACCCCACAGGCGGTGGTGGTGGTGGTCGCCAGGGCGGTGGCCGTCCACCAGGTGGTGGTGATCCCCTCAAGCCGCCGCCGTTGCCGGCCGAAAATATCCGCCGGATAGGTCCTGGCGCTCGCCCTGCTGGAGCACCTGGCGGCACGGCACCGGCCAGTGCGCCGCAGCCTGCAGCCCGCGATTCAGCAGTTTCCCCGGCAGCAGCCAAGGCCTACGCCTGATTTCTGGGCAGACCGGCAAAACTCCAGGTGAACCTCCGTCCCCATGCTCTCCACTGCCCGGCTTAGGTGGTGGCCGCCGTTAAACCGAGCGAAGGGAAACTACGGCAGGGCCTCTGGGTGAGCCAAGCCTCTGACACAAGCTTGGGCGGTCCCAGCGAGGACAGCCGTTGACGCCAACCCTGCGTGGGGCTTGAGGGGCGGCTGCAAGGCAACATCGGGTTACCGGTCGTAAGACCCAACCATTTCTAATGTTCAACTCCGTTACCTGAAACCATTCCAATCCCATGGAAGTGCAACTTGACAATCGGGCCGCGGCCTTTTTCCACGATGCCGCCGGCTGCCTCCTGCCCGATGCCGCCGATGCGGGAGCCGGCCACGCGCCACTGCTGCTGATTGCCCGATGCGGATCGATGGGGCTGCGGGCCGATGGCACCCTGGTGCGGCTGCAGCGCCCTGCGGAATGGCCCAATGGGGCCTATGGGGAGTGGGTGGAGATCAATGGCCAGGCGCTCAACCTCGACCAGGCCGTAGAGGTGGTGGAAGCCGCAGAGGACTTGTTTTTGCTGCCACGCCACACCCTGGACATGGAAAACCTGTGGCTCGTTTGCCAGATGTGGGCCCTGGCCAGTGAGGTGCATGGTGCACCGCTGCGGGAGGCCCTGGAGCGGGTGCAGGCTCTGGAGCAGCAGCTGGCCGCCACCCACCAGCTGCTGCTCAGCCTGGAGCTGCCGGAAGAAAGCCGGCCTCATTGATGAGCACCCGCGTCTATCGCCGCAAACCGGCCGCAGCCAAGCAGAGCAGTCCGCTGGAAAACGCCTTTGTCGGCAAATGGTTGCGTGATTGCGCCGATCTGCCCTTCGAGCGGAATTACGTGGTGCCTGGCTGGCAGGACTGGGCTCGCGAAAAGAAGGCCCTGGGGCTGGTCACCAGGGCCGTGCCCTTCCGGGGGGATTTCGCTTGGCCGGCGGCCCGGGTCTGCGTTGAGATCCAGGGCGCCACTTTTGTGGTGGGTGGCCATAGCACCGGCCCTGGCATCGAGCGTGATGCCATCAAAAATTTCACAGCTCAGCTATCTGGCTGGGCTTGTCTTGCCATCACTGCTGGAATGCTGCTTCACGGCAACGGTGAGCGCATCTGGCTGCCCAAGCTTCGCCAACTGATTTTGGATCGCTCCCGATGACTCTCCCCTGCATTGATGAATTTGTGGCCAAGCCCCTGCAGCTGATCGTGAAAGGTCGCCTTGCTGCGACCGGTGGTGTTGACGGGCCAGACATGAGGCCTTTTGCTCAATCGGAGGAACTACCGCCCCATTTATTCTCCGAGGCTTTTTATTCAGGTATCCACATCCGCAGATCTGATTCTGATCAGGTGTTCCAGGTCTGGGATTTGTTTAATACTAAAACCATTCAGATCGGCTTGCCAGCTAATGCCAAGGTGATCTTTGGCGTTATGTTGACTAATAAAGCAAATCCCTCCCTGGCGCAGCTGCAACGCTGCCATTGCCTGGAGCTGGCCAGGCCAGAGCTGGTTAATGGAACCGATGGAGAGGCCCTGGTGACACTGCAACTGCCGGTGGGGTCGCTCCGCCTTTGCGATCAGCGGCCGATTGACCAGCCCCCGCCACCGGCCAACACAGACGGGCGCACCCCATTGGGGCAGCTGCAAGCCAACTGGCGCGGCCAAGGGCCAAACCTGGTTTTGACGCACCCGATTTTTAACGCCGGGGATTACGCTGGGCCTCCTATCCATGACCGAATAGCCAGCGCGAAGGTGGTAACGCCTGGCGGCAGGCAGCGCAGGTGGCATAAGCGCTATTTCTTTCATAAGGACCCAACCAAGCCAAATCAAATCACCTCAATTGTCTACAGGGACCAAACGGGTGCAATTTTTTATGCGGAGGAGTTCACCCGCCGACCCGATGGCGAAATGGTCACCACGGCATTCGAGTTTGAGAATTGAAGCCGCCACCGTCCAGGGTTCAGCTGGCCCCTGCGAGTGTCCCAAGTGCGGGACACTCGCGGGGGCTTTTTCACCAGACTGGTTGATCGCTGCAGCCAGCATTGATGAGCAAACGCCCCCCGGCCAATGCCCCCCAGGCACCGCGCCCCAGCGCTGCGGAAGACCAGACCCAGGCCGCGGCCAGTACCGATGAGCCGGCTGTGAATCAGGGCCAGAGCCAGGGACTGGCCCCGGCCCTGGCTTCAGGGGCGGCTAAGCCGCTCTTGACCATCACAGCCACGGCTGATACCTGGCTCAAGAAATTTGCGGCACCCGCCGATGAGCTGCCAGCCGGGCAGAAGCTAGCAGCGGCCATTGGGCAGCGTTTTGGCGTGGTGGCCGTCACCGAGCTGCCCCACATCGCCCATGTGGAGGTAGAGCTGGCCGCCAGTGCTGGCACCTGGATCATCTGGCAGCCCCACTGGAGCGGTTTCTCGGAGCTGCCAAAAGCCACACCCAGTGGGGCAATCGATTGGAACGATTTTGGCGCTGCGGTGGGCTGTTACCTGACGGTGGGGGAGGTGCTGCAGTTTGATCGGCTCCGTCGCCCCCCAGCGGATAGCGCGGATATTGGCCGTCTGCTCAACACGGCCAAGCAGTTTGATGCGGTGCGCAGGGCCTGGGGCGGCCCGTTGGGGGTTACCAGTTTTTACCGCCCCGAGCCGATCAACAGCCAGGTGGGCGGCGCCAGAAATAGCCAGCATGTTGCCGGCTGTGCCATGGACATCTACCCCATTGGCCGATTGCTGCAGGAATTTTTTGTCTGGATCTACCCTCGCTGGACTGGCGGCCTTGGCGATGGCCGCAGTCGGGGTTTTATCCACTTGGACACCCGAGGCGGTGGCGGTTTTGCGCCTGGGGCTGGCCGGCGACCAGCAGCTGTCTGGGATTATTAATGCCAGCGGGAGCCGCCCGTGCTAACGAGCGGCATATAGCGATTTAGAGGCTAGCCGTCAGTAGGCTCAGTGCTGCTGATCTCAGGAGTTGACTCGCCAAACTCAACGGCGGGATCTACGTATGCCTCGCTGTAGGGCGGCATAGGGTTGTGACTGGTCACGATGCCGCCCCCGTCGGCAAACTTAACAATGGGGCCAGTTTCCTGCCACGCTGTGATGACATCGGCGTACTGTTCACCAAAACTAATTTTCTGCCCCGGAACATAATCACAGCCTTCAATTGATGCGGGCCGCAGAAACTCAACAATCATGATCAGATTGTGAACAACTCTCCAATGATAGCCCCTGCGGTGACGGACGTGGTGTCATTGTCAGCCAGGCCGGCGGTGATTGCTATCGCAATGCCAGTGGAATGCAGATAGCCGCCCGCCAGGCCGCCCGTGACAAAGCCATTGGGAGGCACTACGATTCTGGCAAACGTTGCAGACGTGCCAACCGTAGGCGAGGCTGCCAGGTTGTACAATCGAAGCATTATAGGCGCCGCCGTGGTATTGGTAAGCCAAAACCCTAGCACTTTGCCAGCCGATCCCTTTATCGCGGCTGCATTGGTTGAGGCAGCGCTGAAAATACTTGTCTTTGTGGCACCAGCAAACGTAGCAGACGCGCTATACGATTGGATGATAGAGCCTACGCCGGAAGTGCTAGGAGCTAATTGCGCAATGGCGTTTACTGTTGGGCTGTCTGCCAACTGGACAACGCTCAGGCTGGTGGTGCCGCCAGTCGAGGCTACCGACTGGCGCAACTGCAACCATTTGCCTAGTCTGGGGATTACATATACACCGGCGGCTGCGATTGCCGTGCCCCAGCTGGAGCCTACGCTGCCTATTGGCAGCGATACTGTGGGTCCAAAGTTGGCCCCGTTGTTGGACCATTCAGCAACAATGCTGCCGCCAGTTGCAAGCGATACAGCCTGAATGCTCACCGCGCTGCAATTACCGCAATCCAGCAGCACCAGCTGCGTGTTAATTGGTATGACGCCTGTTGGGAAACCGGCCGTTGATGTATATGAGGCCTCGGCCAATACGCCTGTAGCGATCCGCAACGCTTGACCAGCGGTAGTTCCCTGCACCGTCAGCACGTCAGAGCTGGGGCTGCCGGCAGTGCTGAATGCCGGCAATTTTGTCAAAATCGAACTTAGGCGTTGCGCCAACCGTTGCAGCCGACCATTGAGGCCAGCGCTGGCGGTGTCGCTAGCTGGAGCGGTTTCGTCAGCAGGACCCAGCCGATCGTTGGCAGTGCTCAGCGCTGTGTTAGTTGTGACCTGGTTGGTGGCCGTGGCGGCGCCAGTCGGCAAGTTGGCATCCACCAGCAACCTGCCGCTGCTCAAGGCGGCTGGCAGCCGATCCAGCAGCGCCTGGTAGAGCACCTGCGTCAGCCCCGCTAGGCCGCTGGCGCCACTGGGCAGGGCGGGGGCACCTGTGCCGGTGGTGCCTATTCGGCTATCAATTGACACCAGTGATTGGTTGCCCGCCGCTTGCAACTCGCTGGTAGACAAAGCAGAACCGCCACTCGCAACGCTACCAGCAACTACATTCACCTTCAAGGCTGATTGATCTTCAAACAGGATTTGCAGGCGATCACCGCCCTGCATTCCTGCGCAATTAACCGCCAGGGTAAGCGTAGACGTGCTACTATTCCAGTTGCCGCTGAGATCATCTCCGGCCTGGGGCTGATACAACAGCCGCTCGCCTTTGCTGTTTGAATTACTGCAATTTGTAATCGTAAGAATAGACTCCAGCGAAGGCGGCAGAGGCTGCCCCGTGCTTGTGTTGAATGAAACCGTTTTGTTGGCTGGGTTGAACGTGTAGCCAGTTGCGGTAATGATCATTTTAGAAATTAGCGGCGGCCCAGGGCGATGATAAGGCCTACGGTGAGGGCTATATTCCCCACGCCAGGCGGCCCCTGCTTACCTGGAACAATCAAATTCAGAACCAGTGGCGTCGTTGATGCCTCGATCACCTGCACAGCAGTGGGAACAACAGGGCCAATCATGGAGGTGAAAAATCGACAAACTGCATTAGGCCATCCATGTAGCAATGCAACGCGCCGTCAGGCTCCTGCAACCGCAACTCGTAGGGCAATGCTCCATCCAGTATGGAGGTTTGCGCATTTGTTAGTCCGTGGCTGGTGTGGCCAGGCATCTGGCTAATGTATTGCGTTGCCAACGTGACTAGAACGTTTGTTTTTTTTCGGTCCCACACTACGCAGCTGATAGCGGAGCCGGCAAGATTTAGCGGTGATCCTTCGCTGTCATACCAATAAAACTCCCAGCTAAAATCAAAACCCTTTTTGATTGGCCGAAAATCGTACCGGAATGCGGTAATACTGCTCACGGCTTAGCTCACGGGTCGGTCGGTTGGCTGCGGCTCTTTCAGGCTTGGATTGTAGGTATTGTAACCTTTTAGGTAGCCAATCTGCTGCGCAGCTTGCGCCAGGCCCGGCACCTTAGCTACCAACCCACCCGCTAGCCAGCAAACAATCCAGCCCCCAGGTGGCTGGGGGCCCAACTCACATCGGGCAATCAGGGCCACGCCAAATACCGCCGCGGCCAGCTGGCCAGCTGTGATGCCGCCAAAGATCTGCTGGATCATGGCCGCTGCTCCAGCTGCCGCACCCGGGTTTCCAGCGCTTGGAATTGAACGCCAGCGCCCATCGCCTTAATATCTTGCTTGATTTCCCCGATTGCGGCTTGCATCTGGCTGGATTTGGCGTCAATGCGAGCATAGTCAACCTGCACTTGTATCACCCAGCCGCCCATGGCAAGAACCGCTGGCGCCACGATCGCCAGCAGCAACGTTTTTGGCCACGGGTCGGTTGCGCCGACGGGGGGGCTATGGGAACGGTTACCCAGCATGGCTGCCATCAAGCAACCCATGCTAATAGAGTCGCAATCAATTCACCAATGCCATGCGGCCCTGAACGGTAAAGCCAATTTGAACGGCCATCAAATCTTTTGCGGCCCTAGGGGTGGTAATTGAATCAATAAAGCAATCAGCCACGTACGAGTGTCCGGTAGCACCGTACAGCACAAAATTAAACCTGTTAGGCGAAGGGTCGTTGTCTAGTATGCGGCTAAACAGCTGCGCGACAATAGCGTTGCTTGGGTCGTAAAGAATCGTCGCGGTCCCCGTGATGCCGCGATGCTGCTGAAAATATTCCTTGTCGTAGGTGTTTGCAGGCGTTGTTTCTGTTTTGTCTCTGACAATGTTGAGTACCCAATCCATGGCTGTTGCCACGGTGACATTGTTGTATTTGAGGCCACCATCAGAGCCGTGGATAAATTTCATTGCCTGCGCCACCGCTGCGCCATGCTAGGCATTACGCAGCGGTCTCCAAGGCGATCGCCAGCCTTAGCGGCGGCCGAGGGTCTGGGCCAGTCCGGCCACCAGCCCAATGCCAATCAGATCGCTGGTGGCATCGTCCACCGTTACCCCGAGCAACCGACCTCGCATTGTCAAAGCCAGGCTGCTGCGGCCTGGATAGGTGCTTTTGATTTTTGGTATCTCGGCAATAGTCCAATGCAGATAGCCAGGGAACACCTGGCCATCCAACTCAATACCTTGCAACAGGCCTGGGGGCAACTGCACGTCCAGCACGCCTGAGTAACTGTCCTCCCAGGCATAGTTGGCCAGCCAAGCATCCTCATCCGCCAGAGACGGCCAGCCAGCGTCGATCCGGGCGTCGGTCATTCGATCACCTTGGAGCACAGGGTACTCGGCACCGTTCAGAGCTTTGAAAACCTTCACCGGATGTGATCCGACTACGAGCTCTCGGGTCATGGGGACTGTCAAAAGTGGGAAAGAGATTGCTGGCATAATCTTAGGTTGTGGGTGTTACATACAAAAAGCCCTCTGTGGGGCTATTTGTGGCATCAGCGTTGGCCGCAATCAATTGTATCCGATATTGAGTGCCTGCAGAGGGGAACGATATTGATACACTGGTGCCACTTCCGGTAATTGTTGCTCCAGCTGGCGTCACGCTCCAGGTATAGGAGGTGCCGGCCTGCATGCCAAACTGCGATGCCGTGTACGTGCTCGGGGCGTTGACCTGCGGCGTTGTGGCGCCCGTGATCACTGGAGTTGCCAACACATAAGAAGGCCGGATCTTCTCTGACATAACGGATCCATTGTTAAGAGCCGCGACTCCATCTACGGTTTTATTGGCAGAACAACTAATCACGTAGTCCGTGGCGGGGTCTGGCAGCGTTATGTCTACATTTTGGCCCACTCCGCCGTTGCTGATGACAACCCCAGCTGACGGGACAACAAGCCAGGAAAAGACTGGATTGTTGTAGGGGTAATTAGGCGTCCCAAATTCAGCGTTAGTGTTTTGATATGCGCTGAACGGGGCGGGGACACCCGGCGCCACTGCCCTGAGATAGCTTTGCAGTGCATTTATTACCAGCGGCCACTCCACATAAGGGCTGCCACCTGCAATGATAGGGCTAGCATTAGATGCCACCGTCGTAACCGTTTTTGTTGCCGTCCTGGTGGCGTCCGTGGCATTTGCATTAGTTGCCACCACGGTTATTGTATAAGTTACGCCAACGGTTGATGGGAATTGTACTGCGCAGTGTGACCCAAACCCCGGCTCAAAATTGCTTAAGCCGCTCTGGGCCCAGACCGGTTCAATTGTCACCCCAGCAGAGGGGGAAACACTCCAGGCCCAAGATGTACCGGGAACTCGGCCACTTTGTACTGCTGTTAGTCGCACGCTACCCTGCAACGCAACCGCCGAGCCATATATGTTGAGCGCCCCAATAGAAGGTGTTGGCTTGACCGCCAGCGTGGTAAACTGAGGGCTGTCTGTGGCATTGCCATTGGTGGCCGTGGCCGTCACTGTGTAGTTAATATCTGCATTGGGGAATGCAATGCTAGCGATAGTGCCGCTACCTGTAACCCCCGAGATTGTGGGGCCCGCCGGTGAAACTGACCAGGCCCAAACCGTGCCAGCAATTGTGCCGGTTTGACTAACGGAATAAGTCGCCGCTACATTTTCGGCTGGAGCGGTAGGGCCAGTAATGCTGGCGGCGCCGATCGCATTGCTGGGTGCCACCAGCACCGATTTGGCCCCCAGGATCAGGCTGTCCAGCGCTGCCGTGTTGTTGGCGCGGGCCTGGATTGTGTAAGAGCCGCCACCGCCGGCGGCGAACACCACCGTGGCCGTGGCCCCGTTAGCGGTCAGGGTGGCACCGTCAGGTGGTAACACAGTCCACTCCCAGCTGGTGCCGGCTAGGGCGTTGGTGGTGGTGGCTGAATAGGAGACGCTAGCTCCGCCGGCATTGGCCGCAGCTGGCCCGGTTACGGTCACCGCCCCCACGGACTCAAAGCCGGTCACCGCCCCCACCTGAACGGTTTTGGTCGCCACCCGCGAGACGCCACCAAACGTCACCGTCAGGCTTATGGTTTGGGCCCCGGAATTTGAGAATGAGATGTTGGTGGCGGCCTGGGTGGGGTTGGCGATGGTTATCCCCGAGCCCGACCAGGCATAGGTGTAGCTACCGCTCGGGCCAGATACCTGGGCGGTGAAGTTGGTGCTGCCGTTGAGGGGGCTGCTGCCGTTGCCCAGGATGGTCACGCCGGAGAACGCCTGCTCCAGCACGATTGTGGAGTTGGAGGACAGCTGGCCATCGATCACCCAGTTGCTGGGCACATCCCAGCCGGCTGTTAGGAGGGAATATCCGTTTTCGTCAAGAGGATATTCGGTTAAATCTGCTTCCACATTACCGTCATCGTCAAAGGTAACTTTCTGTATCTTAAAAGTTGGGGTGGTTGGAGTCGCGTCAGCAATCGTAAAGACGCAGCCAAAATTATTGGCTGCTTTGCCGTTTGTAACGGCTATTGTTTGAGCGCTGATTGTGCTGGCAATTCCATCCCACAACAGCATCGGATAGTTGCCATCAGCCAGGTGGTTCCCAGCTGACGCCGCTGGAATCAGGATTATCGTGCCATCACTGGCAATCAGGCCACTGCGTGGCGTTGCCTGCAACAATTGCACAGCCAGTTTTACAATACGCCCCGGCTCAAAATATGCAGCATCCGGCCGAGTGGTTAGCTGGGCGCCGCAGGTAATAAGGCGCCGTTTTCGGCATTCCATTTTGGCCAGGTCTATTGCGTGTCTTTCTGATGTCATAAATTTTGCAGTTGCGTCAATTGTTATTATTGGCGCAGTTTCTGGTGTGCTTGCCTCTCGAACAGTGATTTGCCGGATCACCGGAAATAAGCCCAAGTTGCCAGGCGTAGAGCTTTGACGTTCTTGGCGCCACAGGACGTGCACAATGGGTGATGTGCGCTGCTCCGGCTCAAAAACAGCAAAATTAAATTTAAAGACATTACCACTCGTATACATAGCCATTGGCTCGTAGCGCACCGCCGGATCGGCGATTGGCTGCAGATAGAACTGAGAGCCCTTGGCCAGCAATTCAAGCAGAAAGTAATTAGCCAGCTCGGCACCTTTTACTCTAAAATTGTCCGGCTCTGATATTGCCCCATCGAAAAAATAACGACGAGCGTAGGTCCATGCATCCGCCTCGTCAAAAGTTGCAGTAATAGCGGTAGGGCTTATCCGCTCTCCGAGGCCAAACTCGGCGTTGGTGGCTAGGATCCTCAGCACTGAGCCAATTAGATGGGTGCTGGCAAATCCCTGGTTTACGTAAACACTTACTTGCTGTGCAGATTGAAACTCGGTAGAGCTGCGAAGCGTTAGCCCCATGGTGGTGAGGCCAGCGTAGCTAGGCGCTACAAGGTTTGGCTCGATAGTGTTGATATAGGCAATTTGGCACTCTGGAGAGCTGTTTGAAATACTTATTTCTTCGTGCCCAAAGATGTTGGCGATGCAGCCCCAGGCATCAACATACGAGAAAATACCATTGTCCCCTAGCTCGTAGTTGGCAATGCCTAGGTCTTTGTTGGTTTGGGTGGGAGGTAAGCAAAAAGTAGCTTGATTGCGAGCAAGAAAGCTACCGTTAAATTCGATCGTGAGCCCGGCACCGTAGGCCACCTGCAGGCTGGATTGGCTTGCGTCAATCAGGCACAGCTGGCCCTGAGCGTAGCCGTTGCGCACCTCCCAGCCGTCTACCGGCATTTGGCTGAACTGATAGAGCTCGGAGCTTGGTAGCTGTAAACGGATGTAATCGCGGCTTTCGCTGCCGCCGGCTCCCTTGAATACCAATAAGTGGGGAAATTCAATCCACTCGGTAGCGCCCAGCACCCTAAACGATAACCGCGAAACCACGTAACGGACACCAGGCGCCTGAATGGTGCCAGAAGTGTATTGCGATGTCTGGATTGTCCGCCCGGACCTTGTTAATTCGGTGTTGTCGTAGTAGAGGCATCCGTTGTTGTCCGCGTAAGTCGTTGTTTCCGACGCGGCAAAATTGCACAAGCCCCCATAGCGCAACGATGCGCTTACCTTGTAGCCAATTTCGATTACTTGCCCTGGCCTTGCCATCGTAAACGTTGCCACCGCCAAGCGATACAGGTGGCTGCCGTTTGTGCCATTGCGGTAAGGCACCGCACTGCTCAAGGCGCTGCGATTGATCTTAGCCGTTTCGCTAAACATCATCACGCCTGCTTTTATGGCTTTGAACGTGTAATAAACGTCAGTGCCACCGCCAGGAGGCGATTGGTCCATGCGGCTACTAAATGGAGTCGTTGCGGGACTGCGGCCCACTAGCACTAGTACAACGCTACCGCATTTGTATAAACTGCCCAAGGTCAGGGATTCGTCCCAACTGCGCTGACGGCCCGCGATACTCTGGGCTATATCAACAGCATCGGCGGTGCTTGTCTGATCACCACTGTTGTAGGACCACACCGAAGTATTGTCAGCCTGGGCGGACATGTAAAACAGGATTGACTGGTCTTTTAGCACCGTGCGCACTTCACCCGAAACCGTGGGAACCAGGCCCCCCTGATTGTCGTAGACACCAACAAAGCCGCTACGGCTGCTATAAACTTGATTCTGCTTGATTCGTCTGAGGTAAGCTTGGGGGTCTATTTTGCATACAAAAAAAGTGCGATCAAATTTTTGCCCCGCAGCCTGCGTTTGGCCCCGATACATAGGCTCGACTCGGGGGTTGCCCTTGATTCCCAGCTCATTGCCAATAGGCGCGTATAGGCCAAATACGGTTTGATTGCTAGGTGCGCTTGCGTAGCAAAAAGAGTTGGTCCAAAGGCCATTAGGTCCGCGAATTTGGAACAGGTCAGTTGCGCCTGCATTCTCTGAGTTGGCAATATCACTAGCCGGAATGCGGCCAGCAATAAAATCACTAGCCCGCAAGCGGCGGCCGGCATTTTGGTAATAGATCGATGCCCTGGCAGTGGTATTGCCGGCCGGTGCCAGGTCGTAGGAGGTAAGCACGTTGTCGCCAATGGCTACCTGCGTTGGGTCAATAGCGCCAATGCCGGCCACACCCACCATAAACAAGCCCTTGTAAAGTTGGCTGTCACCCAGCGAGTAAAGTTGACTCCACAGCAGATTTGTGTTTACGCGAACTCCGCCATAGGTGACGCCATCTATCGTTTCGCGTTTTGCAAAAACGACTGGCACTATGCTGCCAATCTCCACAACGTTTTGCAGTGAATCAAATCCACTGCTAGGCGCAAATTTGGCGTTGTTGACAATTGACTGCCCCTCAACCGTAGTGCTTTCCACCCGTGAAGGCTTGGATGATGCCTGCTGGGGTGCCAGCAGGACACTTAGCGCGTAGTTAAGTGCCGCCCCCACCACCAGGGAAATTAAAAATGGCACTATTAAAAAAGCTGTAGGCTCATCGCTTTCTGCTAATTGGACAACAGCTTCCCGCTGTTGGTTTAAAAACCAGAAATATTGTTCTTCCGTGAGCCCGGTCAACTCCAGCAGCTCGCGCTCCTCCGGCAGCAACTGGCCGGAATCATCATCTGATAGACGGGGGGAAAGCATTGCCGTTAAAGAGGCACGTTGCCGGTGGGCGGCAAATTGCCCACCATGCGCTGAGTCAATCGTAGCCGAGGCAATTCATTGCCAGCAGCGCCAATGGGACTGCCAAGGCTCACGGAAACCCTGAGACCTTCATGGCCAATTGACAGCAGCTCAAATGTATCCTTTGTAAAATCGTCCTGAGGTGTCAGCGAGCCCAACGCCAGCCAGGTGGTCGTAATTTCGACAAGCCAGCGGCCATTGACCGCCGTGCCAAAAATGTTGAGAGTAAGGTCATTGATTGCCATCACCAACGTGCCGCTTACTGCTGACGCGGTTGAATCCGTCATCCCGCCAGAGTAGCCAATGCCGGCATGTGTGTAAATTTCTTTGTCTCTTCTAAGCTCGCGGCCAGCTGCAAAATTTTGAAACCGATAACCGGTCTGCTGGCCGTTTGGATAGAGCAACTTAAAAAAAGAGCCGAGCGGCTGTAGTTTCATTACCTAATTCCTGGGATGCGAGTTTGGTTGCGTAAATCACGGCGCCAATTGGCGCCGGCCTGGCGCACCGCCGAGCTATGTGCTTGGGCGGCGGCTTCCTCGATGCGGGCCATCATTTCTGCCTCAGTCACGAATGGCAGATCGCCGCTGCCCACCCGCCGGTACTCAATTGGCTGCATGGCTGGAGCTGCCTGCAGCTCTGAGCCGTCTGGGCCGCTGGCCCCCCAGCTCTTCATGCCCTGGGGGCCCTTGAGGGCCACATCGATGGCTTTGCCATTGGGCAATGGGATCACCGCCTCCCGGCCATGCAGCTCCGCCAGATAGCCGCTGTTGGGGCCGTTGGAGATGCCCCCAACCCGGTAGCCGCGCAGGGCCTCCATTCCGGATGGTGTAAGGATGCCGCCGTTGCGGGCAAACCCCTTGATTGATGGCACAAATCCGCTCATGACGTCACCGCCGGTGAGGCCCGGCAGGTCAAAGAGGCCCGGCAGGTCAAAGCTGCCCAAAAAACTTTCTCCCATGGAAGAGGATCCCCCGCCGCCCAGGCCAGGGGCCAGTGCCGCACCCGCCACACTTTTCACCAAGTCGGCAAGCCAAAAGCCGCCGCCGCCGCCGCTGGCTTTCATGGTGGCGGCCTGCAAATTGACATTGGCCGCCGCGGCCTGGACGCTGGCGGCGCTGGTGTTTGTGAGCGCTGCACCAAGCTGTTCGGCGATCAACTTGCTATTCATGCCAGACAGCAGTTCAAACAGGCTCTGGGTCAGCATTGTTTCGATCGGCCGCAGGATGGTATCCAGCACCGTGGCGGCCACTCGATCAAAAGCGCCGCCAATGGCTTCTGCCACAGCTGCGCGAATGTCGCCGCTTTTCATGGCCGCCGTGAAGCTGCCGCGGATGGCCTGGCTCAACCCACCCACCAGGCTTTCGGTGGTGCCGGCGGCGAGTTGACCGCGAGGTGTTTGCAGCACCTGGTCTTTTGCTTCGGCTTTGCGGCGCTCAAAATCAAACTGGGCTTGAGCAGCCGCATCGCCTACAGCCATGGCATCGCGTTGCGCCTGCCGCCCCTGCACCGCTTCTGGCATCAGGGTGTCGCGCAATGTGTTGATTCGGCTGGTTAGATCTGCAAAGCTCTGCTCAAGGCGCTCCATTGAGTAGATGTTTTCGTTGACGCTGTTGTCCAGGCTTGTGCCCGCCAGTCCGGCGGACGGGGGCAGGATTGGCGCGGCGGGCATGCCAGCCGCGGCCTGGGGCATGGCACCCCTTAGCTGCGCCAGTTGGCTGTCATAGAAGCGCTTGAGATCAGCAAAGCCCTTCACTGGCTGGCCGTAATAGCTCTTGCCAGCCATGGTGGGGAAGCTTGCCCATTCAGGCGCCAATTTGTTGGCCAGCTCCGGCGTGAAACGGCCCTGATCGGCCAGGCCCAGGGCGCCACGCCCCTTGATCAACTGCATGGCGCCCTGATCTTGAACCTCAGGGCCAAATTGCTTGAGGCCCATTGCCTGGGCTACGGAGCGCCAGGTAGTGGTCAAAAACTGATAGGCACCGGCAGCAGTGCTGGCGAAGCCGCCGGCTTTATTTACCTGGTCTGGATGGCGATCCAGGTTGTTCATCAGGCCGCCGCCGAGCAGGGTGCGGTAGCCCCTGTCGCTGCCATTGGCCCAAGTGCCCTCTGCATAACGAATCGTGTTTAGCAGCGCCCGCCGTTCTGGGCTGATGCCAAACATGCTGCCGGCCGCCGGCTGCACCATCCCCGCCCGGCCGCCGGCCGCCCCCACCGGGGCACCGCTCAGGCCATCCCTGGTGCGACTGAGCCCCAGCAGTTCCTTGGTGGCCTTCAGCTGCAGCAGCTGTGCGGCCATGCCGCCTCGTTGAATTTCAAGTTGCAGCATGGCGATCCGCTCCTCTGATTCCTCGCGCCACTGCTGGATTTGCAGCTGGCGATTGGCGGCGGCCTGTTCCGCCTTGAGCTGTTTCTCCTTGGCATCCCACAGCGCCTTGGTGGCTGCTGCGGCATTGACAAAGCCGGTGCGCCCCATGGCCAAAGCTTCTATTTGGGCCCCGATCACAGCCTCAACGCTGCGGGGATTGCGTTGAGCATTGGCCTGGGCCTCCGCCAATCCCACCAGTCGCTCGGCCGATTTGACGTTGGCATCGGCAACCGCCTTGCTCAACTGAGCCCGGCGGTTTTCCACCTCAGCCAATTTGGTCATGTTGTCAAGCTGCAGCTGCTGCTGCTCCACCGTTCGGGTTTGGTTTTCCGCCAGTTTTCTCTGTGTTAAAGCATCATCTGCCTGGCGATTTTTGATTGCCTGTTCCTTCTGGTTGAGCACGCTGAGCTGGCGCTGCTGCTCCAGCGTCAGCTGGGCCGACTGGCTTTGGATGTCCAGCCCCTGCTGCTGAATATTGAGCCGCTGCTGCTCCAGACCGTTGGTGCGGCGCAATTGGGTTGCGCTTTCAAATGCCAGGCTGGTGGCTGCCTGAGCCGCGGCCAGCTGCCGGCCAATGATCTGGCCAATATTTTGATGCACTCTGTAGGCATCCATCAAGGTTTTGCGCTCTACGCTGCCGGCGGCGGTATTGCGGGCTTTAAGGTATATCTCGGTGGCGGTTAAGTCGGTCTTTAGCTTTTGCACTTGCAGTTCGGCCTGTTGAATTTTCAGCTGCTCTTGTTGGATGGCGGCTTGGCGCAGGCTGATTTGTAGCTGCTGTTGCTGGATACTGCGCTCGCTCTGTAGTGCGTCTTTGCGCTCATTGATGCGCTGCTGCTCCTGACGGCCAGCAAGCTCGTTGCGGCGGTCTTCTGCCAACTGTTTGGCCTCAGGGGAGGAAGCCAGGGACACATTGAAATCGGCCCGCTTGCGGTCCAGTCCCCGGCGTCCTTCGGCTAATTCATTGAGGGCCTGTTGCACAGATTTTTGGGCATTGAGCAGCTTAAGCCCCTGCTCCAATGCCGTAATCTCATTTTTGTACTGCTTTTCTTTTAGCTCTGCGATTTCCTTGGATATTTTATACTGCTTTTCCTCTGGGATTGTGCTTTCATAGCGCTTGTTGGCCTCCTGCTGCTGCCTGTTGGCCAGGGGGCTAAGGCCGATGCTGCGCAGCGTCACATCACTCTGATCGCCAATTGATTTATCAAATTCCGCTTGTATATCTTTTTGCCTATTGCGTATTTCCGTATTGGTTAGGCCCCTGGCCTTGCCCCCCAGCCAAGCCGCGGCCTTGGCCGCCTCGATGAAAGGCTTGGTAATAGCAATTGAAAGTTTTTCGCAATTTGCAATCAAGCCGTCAAGTTGCTCATTGAACTTGTCAAATCCAGCCCCTGCGCCCTCTCGCCCCTGTTGATTGATAATGCGAAAAAACGTAGACAGAGGCCGCAGCACCGCACTCACCAGGCTGGCCACCAACTCAAACATTTTGGCGATGCTGGTAAGGGCATCTATCAGCCATTGCGTGGCCGGCTGTATTAGCGATCCAAAAGCGCTAGCAAATAATGCCACAAAATCAAACAGTATTCGCAACAGGGATGAGAAAACCGATGCCACAGCTGTCACGCCGGCAACCATCTGGCCCAGCTGCCCAAATATTGGCTCCAAGGCTTCCCCTATGCCCCTGAATAGGCCCATGAAACTATTCTTCAGAGCATTGAAGGGCTTCAGGATGGTTTGCAGCATGCCGGCCAGGCCGCGCTCCAGGGCCTGGCCACCGCCGGTGCTGATTGATTCAGCTACATCCGCAAAATTGCTTTTTATGTTGGTCATCGACATGGCCAACACCTTTTGGCCGTCGTACAGTTTCTCTAGCTTTTGCATCAAGTCGTCGTAGTATTTCCCTTCTGCCTGCAAACGCCTCACCTGTTCGCCAGCGCCTTTGCCGTAAAGCTTCTGGGCTAGCTGGTCATACATCTGGATGTCGCCAGATAGCAAGCTCTGAACCTCCGTGCGCAGCTGCTGGCCGGGGAGGTTTAGCGTATTCATTGCCGCAGCAATGCGTGTACTGAGTTTTGTAATATTAGAAATATTTTCGCCGGCAGCGCCCAGCCCTGAGTTGTTTTGCAGGATAATGTTAAATGCTTCGTAGATTTGCGATGATGTGGCGCCGCTGATTACGGCAACTTCCTTTTGGATCTCCTTAAATTCTTTGATCACTCGCCCCCGCAGGGCTCGCATTTGATTGGCTGTGCCTTCTATCACCTGCCCATCGGGGCCAATCACGCCAAACGATTGCGCGGTGAAGATGCTCGCTTCTGCTACCTGTTCGTTGAATTTGCCTGCAGCGCCGGCCAGCGCTTCCAGGGGGCCAATGACAGCATTGATGGCCACCCCTAGCCCATAAAAAATGGCCTGAGCTCCCAATGCCGCCACACCAATTTGTTGCAGGATCCCCAGCGCCCCGCTGGCGGCGGGCATGAAACGCTCAAAGCCTTGGCTTATGCTTGCGAACCACTGGCCGCCACCGCCGCCGCCCTGGCTGGCACCAGGCGGCAACAGAGGGGGCCCGCCGCCGCGGCCACCAGATCCGCCGCCACTTTCTCCAGCCGCTGGCAGCGGGGGAGGCTGTCTACCGCCGCCGCCACCGCTGCCAGCGCCCATGTCGCGCACCACCACAGGCACGGCCAGCAGCGACTTTTTTGCCGCCGCCAGGGCCATTACAGCGTTGGCGGCGGTGCTGGCATTGGCGGCCACAATGGCCATGGTGTTGCCAAATTGCTGCCAGCCCGCGCCACCGCCCGCCGGGCCCCGGGGCATGGAGCCCATGGCTGCATTCAGCCGGTCTACATCTGCCCGCAGGCTGCCCACCTGGCGCCTGAGGCCATCAATTTGGCTATTGGCCTGGCTGGTATCTGCGCCGAGCTTTACGTTGACCGCCTCCTGCGCAAAGCGCTGGGCATCGCGCATCGCTGCCGCGATTTCTTTATCCAGCGCCGATCGATCGCCGTACAGCCGCAAAACGGCTGAACCCAGGCTGATCTCCCCTTCTGCCATCACCCAAAGCCTTATGGCTCAGTCTGCTGGTTTCAGGGTTCCCGCCAAATCGTCAGCCAGCAGGGCGATCACCGGCATCGGCAGGCGGCGCTGACGGATCAGCTGATGCAGCGTGGCCAATGCCTCTGCTGGCAGCCGCGGCCGGCCATCGGCGCCTTCTACCAGGAACGGCAGAAATTGGGTGTAATCGCCTTGGGCCTTGCCGCCGCTGCCGATTGCCAACACCAACGATGCCAGCTGGGCTGTGGTGTGGCTTGCCAGGTTGGCGCGCCGCCGATCCTGTTCATCAAGCCATTCGATTGCCGCCAGGATGTGGCGCACCGGTTGACGGCCGAATTGATCGGCATGGAAGCGCGGATCATGCAAATCGGATGTCACCAGCCGCCAGTAGTAGCGGTTCCAATCAACTGGCGGCTGCTCCAGGTAGCGCCGCAGTTCAGCTATGCGCTCGTTGATGCTGGCGGGCTTGCTGCTGGGGGGCTGGTCTTTTTGCCCTTGGCCGCCGGTCCGTTTCCCTGTTTGCCGCCGTTGGCCTCCCGGCCAATGAAGGCCAAGATGCCTTCTCGAATCCTGCCGGGCAGTTGGCGGCTGTCGCTATCGCTCCAGGCGCCGTCCAGGGGCAGCCAGTCGCCGTCTTCGTTTTGCACCGATCCCCTGGACTGGAGCACCACCGTGAGCATGCGGGTTTGCTGCTCGGCCTGGGCTGGCATCACGGCCGCCACCGCTGCGAGCCCACCTGGGCCGCCGTATTTCATCAGCAGGGTAACCTTGGGGGGTGTGGCCAACGCGGGGTTGGTCAACAAATCCATCGCTTCATCGGCCGTGAGGCCGCTATCTGGATGCTCGCCGATGGCCCGGGCCATCTCGTTCATCTCCAGCAGCGCATTGGCGCTTTCGCGGTTCTGGCGCTCATATTCTTCGATCTCGCCGCCCAGCAGGTCGTCATAGCGCCTCAGACGGATTGCCCCGAACTGCTCAAAGTGCTTGGCAAAACTGGCAAATACCAGGGCGCTGGCCGATGTCATAGAGGCATTCAGGAAAGTGGACGGTAGGGCAGGTCCACCGCATATACCTTAGACGGGTTGCCACCATTCACACAGCGTGATGGCAGCATCACAGCGCAGCGGTCGCCCTGGTAGTCGGCTTCGCTGGTGAGCTGTGCCCAGGCCTCGGGGAACCCTGGCATCACCAGCATCAATGCGGCCTGGATGCGGCCCTGGGCCACGTGGCAATGAATTAAAAATACCCCCCCCTCGCCATGGGCCAGGAGGGGGTAGAAGCCTGGGTCCTGCACTCAGGATCAGGCGGTGCGGAAGGTGGTGGAGAAGCCCTGCAAAGGCCTGCGGATGCCGCTGGCTGAGGGGTTGCCGCTGGTATCCAGGCTTTGGTTGATGGCGCCATCGGCCACCCGCAACCGCAGGATCGTGGCGGCCGGCAGGGACGCGGTGGGGGTGATGGTGATCACGTTGCTGCTGCCGCCGCCCAGTGCTACACCGGCGGAGATTTGCACACCGGAGCTGGCATTTTCCAAGCGGAAACCGCCGCCACCTGCGGGGGGCAGCGATAGCTGGGTGAGCGCCGTGGTGCCATCGGTGGTGTAGGTGATCGTGATCGCAGAGCTCACCGCCACAGCCGAGGCGTTATCCAGCGGCACCACAGCCCAGCGGCGGGTGCCAGAGGTGTTGGCGGTGCTCAGCTGGCTGCTCTGCAGCGCACCGATGCTCAGGGCCGTGCTGCCGGCGTCGTAGCGGCCAAATACCGGGCGGCTCCGAGACATAAATTCGCCGCTGATCGTTGACAGGCCTTGGCTGTCGCCGCCATCGCTGTAGCCACGAAACACGCCGTTAAAGCCGGCATAGTCATAAATAAAGTTACCGGTGGCGCCATTGGCGCGGCCCATCTCCTTGAGCAGTTCAATGTAAACCTCAAAATCCAGATCGGAGCGCGAACGCTCAATAATTGCAAAATCTTCCGAATAGTTGCCCCTGAACTCCGGAGCCGTGACACCGGCTGGCAACTCAATATTGCGCATGAAATAGCTTTCCCAGCTGGCGGTAACCTTGCCGCCGGTGGTTACCGAGTCAGCCCAGCCATCGTCGCCAAACAGGCGGAATTCGTTATCATTGGTGTCCACCTTGAATGAAAACTTGGTCATGCCCTGCATTTCTATGTAGGCATCGCCTGTCACCAAGGTGGGCAGGGTAATCATGCCGGCGGCATCCCGCACGGCGTAGTAGCGGTTGGGCAGGGTCAACGGGATGGCCCTGATCAGGGAGCGGGAGGCCTTATGAAAAGAGCCGCCAATTGCAAAATCAGCCATGGTGAATACCTAGGTGAGAGGGAGTGGTTGGATGGTCACCGCATCGGGCAGCTCTACGGTGAGCTGCTCGTACAGGTCGTCGGTCAAGGGCCGCGGCCGCCGCTGCGCCTCCGGGTAAGCCCGGAACAGCAGCAGATCGATCGCGTCCAGGTTTTGACTTGTGTCGTAGCTGGTGAAGGTCAGCGTCCAGCGGCGCAGGGCATGGATGGTGCCCAGGCCCCCCAGCTGCTGGCGGACGGGCCGGCGGTTGAGGATGCACTCAATCCCCTGGATCTTCCAATCAGGGGGTGTGCGGTCTTGATTCTTGCCGCCACCGGTGATCCAAAACGCCGGTTTGGTGTCGCCCGCCGGGAGCACATAAACCCCCAGCTGATCACCAAATAGCGCCAGCAGCTCATCTCGCAGCTGCAAAAGGGTGGGGCCCCGTTCAATCAGCTGATTGCTGCTCATGGCCCCTGCCTCCGGCGCATGGCCAGGGCAAACCGCTTGCGCACATAGGCCTGGATTTTTCCCCGCTGATAGAGCACCGGCCGGGTCCAGGGGCGAGCCGGCATGGTGCGCAGATTGCCCTGGGCATCCGGGCGCCTGTATACCGCCCCGTCATGAACAACGGCGGCATAAGGCGCAGTCCACTTAAATTCCCGCAGGATGCGGCCATCGCTTTCCACGGTGGCTGGTTCCACCCGCAGCGATTTGGCCAGGTTGCCGGTATCAACGATGTCCCGAGGCGATGGTTGGTTGGGCCATGTCCATTTCTCGGCCCGGATCTCTTCGGTGAATTTTTTGGCCAGGAAGGCCGCCAGATCGTTGAAGGTTTCCTCCAGCGCCTCATCCAGCTGTTGCAGTTGGATTGCCATCAGCTGCCTCCCAGCAGGCGGAATGTGCCCTGCACCGCTTGGCGCAGGAATTGATTCATGGCCACGGGAGTGGTCAGGTCCAATTCGAGCTCCAGGCGGCCCCGGTGGCCATTGATCACCGCTTCTGCCTGGGCGCCGTTGCCGATCCGTGGATCAAAACTTGGCGGGCTGAGCAATCTGCCCGTCACTGAATAGGCGGTCATGTCCGCCCCGGCTTGACTGGTGTGGTTGGGGCTGCGCAGCTGCAGGGCCGCCTGATAAATCAGCTTGTCCTGGCGCGGCACCGGGTTACCCGTTTCCGGGTCGTCCACGGTGGTGAGGCCACTTACCAAAAAGGTGATCGTGGCATTGCCCCAGGCACCCCAGATGTTGCCATTGGTGGTGCTGGCCAGGGGGCTCTGCATCAGAACACAAAACCAGTTGTGGGCAGGGTTTTGCGCAGCGCTTCGTATTGCTGGCCGTAGAAGGTGGCGCTGGCGCCCTCCTGGCTGTTGCCGCCGCTGATGCCAGTCACCGGCTGGCCCACCATGGCGCCGATCTCCCGGTGGCGCAGATCCACCAGGTGGGCGGCGTAGTAGCCAGCCCCAGCATCAGCCAGGTTGCCCCACACCTGATCGGGGCAGATGATCGCCCCCATCTCCAGGGCATGCTCAAGCACCGGCACCGGATGAATTTCCAGCTCCGGAAAGCGCTCCAGGAAAATTTCCAGGGTGGGAGCGGCCATCAGCCCTGGCCCGCCTTGAGGGCGTTGATTTTGCGCTGAATTGCCTGGCGCACGGCATGCCGCTCTTCAATGGGCTGCCAGGTCTGCAGCTGTTTCAGATCGCGGCAGACAAGCACCAGCCGCAGGGCCTGTTTCTCCTCCACCCCCTTCAGGGCGGTCACGCCAGCGGCTGCGGTGTCACTCACGCTTTCGCCCCCCAGCGGAATCACTTCCAATGCCCGCAGGGCGTTCAACTCCTGCACGGCCGGCAGCACCTGGAGGCGCTGCCACAGATCGGCATCAATACCAAAATTAAGGCCCGGCTCCAGGCTGAGCCGTTCAAATTCGCCGATCGAATTGATAATGCTGATCGCAAATGCTCCGGGCGGCACGCTAGCGGTAACGGCATCAATCACCTCAGGGGTGTAGGCAATTGCCAAGGTGCCGGTAGCCGCCGGCTGGTCGGCCGGCGGGGTTGCCGTTTTGGCGGCATCAGTGGTTGGGCTGGTCAAGGTGGCAGCGGCCATGGGCAGTTGACGGGATGGTGGTGGTGTGATTCGGTGGGGGAGCTAGCAGAAATCAGCCCTTATCGACGTAGGTGATCGATTTGGGGTAGTAGGGGGCAAAGCCCCCAGATTTTGATTCTCCATTCACGATAAATGCCAGGTTGCGGGGCTCGGGCGGCAGCAACGTAAGCGGCATGGAAATATGAAATTCCAGCTTTGATGGATCTCGCTTGTAATAAACCATTCGCTTGGCGGTCAGGTTGCCAAAGCTCTTACCCGGATCCAATTCGTTGATTGGTTCAACGTTCTTGATCTTGCCGTTGGTCTTAAGGAAAAACTCCAGCACAGTGGTGTCACTGTTGCTGCTTCTGGGGGTAGAGCTGATTTTGCGCCAATCGGTATAGGGCAGAAGCAGCGAATCCGGGCTTTCCACCATGCCTGTCAGGCTACCCTGATACGTAACCCCCTCATTGAGCAGGGAGTTCATCTGATCCGGGGTGATGTTGGGCGCATCAAACCAGCCGTCAGTAGCCGTGCCCGTGACCACCAGGCGGTCCACGGCCGGGTGATTGAAAAAGCCCTTGAGGCCGGTGCCGGCATAGCCAAACAGGCAGGTGCGGTGCATCCGCTCCTCATAGGCCATGCGCATTGCGTCCATGCGGCGCTGCTGAAGCGGAATTCCGCTGAATTGCGCTTTCCGCACCTCCTCGGTGGTGTATTTTGTTGCACCACCAAATTGGCGAATACTGTTGATAACCTCGCCGCGCTTCACATCGGAAAGGGGCAGGTCGTCGGCCGCGTCGGCCACCAGATCAAAATCGCCTACGCGATCAAACAGATCATATTTATAAGTTTCGGCGCCTTCGTCCAACTCAAAGCTTACGGGGACGATCCGGGCGTAATGGTACTCCGGGTAAAGTTTCTCAAATGACTTGTTGAGCCTCTGACGCAGTTCGTTTTCAAGGAACACTCCGGCCGCGGCCTGGGCATCCTGTCGGGTTTGGCTGTAGCCCATTGGAGGATTAGTGCGATTGAATAAAAGGAATGGGGCGGTTTCTTAGTCGGCGGTGAAGGTCAGCGCTGCGGGCGTGTTGATTTCCACCATCACCACACCACCGGCAGCGGCGGCTTTGCGGATGGCCCAGCCACCAGCCGCCAGCAGCAGGCTGTTGCCAGCGCTAGCCGTGACACCCCAGCGACCGATATTGGTGCCGGATTTGAAATAACGCAGGTTGGCGCCTATGGCAATGGCCTCCCACGCATCGAGATAGATAACCCCCCTGGTGAGGATGTTCACGGCCCGGCCATCAGGGATGCCATCGGCATAGGCGGGCGAGGTATCGGGGCCACTGCGCTCAAATACGGCAGAACGGGCGGAGATACCCAGGCTGGGCCCTGCAGTGGTGCGAGTGGTTACAGAGTTGGGCAGCAGGCCCGATCCATTGGCAGCCAGCGGTACGCCGTAGAGAAGCCGGCTGCCGGTTTCATTGGCGCCGGTGAGGATGGTGGTGGGGGCGCTGGTGGCAATTTGGCCCGGCAAGCCACGATCGGCCTGGGCCGGGTAGCTGATTTGAGCGCCATCATCAACGGATGATGCGTTGGGGGTAAAAACAAGGGGGGACATGCGATCTCCAGGGTGGATTTGCTAAGGGCCAATCAAGTAGCGATCAAGTGGCGATCAGGCCGCGTGATTCATCAGCGGCTGCAATGAAGCGGCGATAGTGGCAGCCTTGTAGGCAGCCAGTCCGTCGTTGCCGCTGGGGCGGCCGGCCTTGCCCAACAGCTGGGCCAGGCCTGTGGTGCTGTCCAGCCGCTTGCCATCGGCCCGCTCGGCCATGGCGTCAAAGGTGGCGGCCACGTATTCGTCGGTTTTGCCATCCAGCCGATCGGTGTCGTAGCCAACGGCATCCAGGGCTTCCAGCTGGATGTCACGGGCGCTTTTGCCGGCGGCATCAATTCGCTCACCAGCCACGGCGTTGGCCTTCTCCAGCAGCTCCACCCGTTCGCTCACCAAAGAATCGAATTGATCGGCATCAAGCCGCTCACCTGGCTGATCAGCAATTTCGCTCTCCAGCTCATCCAGGCGGGTGGATAGAGCATCAAGGCGTCCTAGATCCGCTTCGTGTTTTGAGATACGGGCGGTCAGTGCCGAGCGCACCCGGTCGTATTCAGCACGCGAAACGCTGTCGCTGCTGAAGCTGTCGCGGCGGCCGGGGGGGCGCTTGCCCTTGGCCTTGGGGGTTACAGGCGGATCCATCTCCCCATCATCTGGATCTTCCATGCCCTCCGCATCGGGATCTTCTTCCATGCCCCCCTCCATCTCTTCCATGTTCTCCTCCATGGCGGCAGGGGCCATGGGCTTTTTGCCGCGGCCGTCGCTGCGGCTGGAAAATTCAGTGCTCATGTGGTTGCCCTCCGGGGCAGATAGGGAATCAAATTGATGGCAGTCCACCGACTCGGCCCAGTCGGTGATCTCGGCCGAATCCAGGTGCAAAGCCACCCGGCGGCCATCGGCGGGAGCCCCGGCGCCGTTGGAGCGCCCCTGGCGCGTCACCGCCAGGTGGTTCGCGGAGATATGGCGTTGCACCGCGTCGTAACGGGTGCCGTCAGGGGCGACGCCAGGGGTGCGGTCGATTTCCACCCGGTAACCGAGGGAGAGCTCCACCGCGTCGCCCCGCTCCACCGCGTCAATCAATTCCTGATCGGTGATTGTGACGATGCCGCTTGTGAAGCCGTTGTCGTAGGTGATCTGAGTGCCGGTGGAGCCCCGCTGGTAATCGCGGGCATTGGCCGGTGTCAGCAGGGTGGGCGGGTGCTCAAACGTGACCGGCAGCCCCCCAAGCGAAAAAATGCTGTCTTGATGGGCAACTTCGCTTTCGGGGCGATACTCGATCACCTTGGAACCGTCCTGCCGGCGATAGGCCTGACAGCCTGTGCGCGAAAAGTTGCCGCGGCAGCGCAAAAACCCCTCCGGGGTCTTGACTCGCCCCGGACCGATCGTGCTCCGATCAAATCTCAGCTCATAGGCCACAGGCACGCTGATCTCTGTGGCCAGATTGAGGCAATCTGCTTATCCTGGTGTGAATTATTCCGCCATGGAATGCAATCAGCTATTGCCCCTGGCTTTTACGTGCGCGGCGTGCTGGGGGGCCGCATGCGCAACCTGCGCCTCCAGCGCAACCTCACCCAGGCCCAGCTGGCGGAAGCGATCGGTTGCCAGCAGCCCTGGATTGCCAAACTCGAACGGGGCAAGGCTGCAGCCGCCCCGGAGCAGTTGCGAGCCATCTGCCAGGTGCTGGGGGTGAGCGCCGACCGGCTGCTGATGCTCTAGCCATAGGCCGCCAGACCATTTTCGTGGCGCCCAGGGAATGGTCAGCGGCTTGGCGAAGCAAGGGCAACTCAGTGGAATTTCCAGACAGTTGCCCTTGCCAGATCGTTACGGACGCGCTAC